GTCCTGCGCGCCGCCAGTGGTGAAGTTCAGGTCCACCTCATTGCCTACCACAAAGACGTGGGCTGGGAAGCTCACGGTCACCACGCCAGCGACCCAGGTGTAGGTGGCTGCGCCACCGGTGCCGTCTTGAATCCAGACACCAGGGCTGTACCCCGTCGTGCTGCCCATGTTCGGGATCAACACATTCTGGTTTGCCGAGCCCGTGGTGTTCGCCAAATAGAACCAGTCGCCCCTGGTCTTAAACCTGCCAAGCCTGGGGATGTTGAAGTTCGCCAACTGCTGCGCCACTACTTCGACCCAGCCGGTCACATCAGGGCTTGCAGCGGTGGCGGCGATGCCGGTGAGTGCGCCAGCGGTGAACGGGCCGCCTGTGACTTCGCGGAACTTGAGGTAGCCGGTCGCAGGCATGGCAGCGCCCACCGCAGAGGGTGCGCCGTTGACGGTCGCCCAGACTCCGAGCAGGTAGGCGCTGACAGCCGCGCGTGTAACTGTGGTGCCGATGGCAGGCACGTTGCCGCTGCCACCTGTGAAGGGCATCCAGCGAACCGCTGTTGCGTCAACAAAAAACTCGCCGCCAAGAGTGGCCGAGATTGTTGAGTTGCCGCCCAGGCAACCGGTCAGGGCGGCTGGTGCGTCAGCGTGCCAGCGGGTGTCTGTGCGGATCGTGAGCGAGCCGCCGTTTAGGGTCATGGTCTCGCCCGCTGTGCGGGCTATGCCGCCGTCGAGGAATTCCGGTGTGGTGATCGTTGCCATGTCAGCCCACCGATTCCGTCACCCCGGCCACCGTGCCGTCGGGGTTGTACGCAAGGTCTGCGCGCTGGGTCTGCGCGCTGGGTGTGAGGCGGTCCACGCGGGTGAGCTGCTCGCCGGTGTAGGTCATGGTCTTGCTGCGGCCATCGGCGTAGGTGACGGCGGCGAGCTTGCCTGCGGCCCAGGTGAGCGTGCGGGTGGTGGGTGGTGTGGCGGTGCCTGTGCCGGGCGGGCCAGGCGGGCCTTGAACGGCGACCTCGAGGATCTGCACCACCTCGACGAACGTCTCGATCAACTCGGTCGTCTGGACCGTGACCTCGACAAACTGGGTGGGCGCCGCGGTCTCGACGTACTCGACCACCTGGTTTTCTACGGTGAGCGTGCGCGGCTCGGTGACGACGATGAACGTCGGGCTTTCTGCCTCGGCGACAAGCGTCTGGGCTTCGCCAATGACGAGGACTTCAGGCACGGGTCACCTCGGGTGACACCGACACCGCGCCGGCCAGCTTGCGCTGCACCGTGCCGTCAGGGAACACGATCTCGATGTCGTAGACGCCTGAGTCCCAGGAGAAGGTCTCGGTCAGCTCGTCCTCGAACAAAATACGGATCGTGCCGTCCACACCGCCCAGGATCAGACGTCCGTTGACGGTGTTCATCTCCACCAGCACCGCAGCGGAGCTGATCTCGGAGCGGATTTGGCCGCGCGCCGTGCATCCGGTGAGGTCGACTGGCACCGGCGGCGTGCCGGTCTTCCAGGTCACCGTCTTGTCGAAGGTGGAGCCCTGGTTGATCTTGAGCGGGTACTTGAAGACGGACATCACAGGCCCCCGTACATGACAGCGCCAGCGGGGTGGCGGGCGCGCTGCTGCTCGATCTTGGCCTTCTCGCAGTAGCTGCGAAACTTCGCCTCGTGCGTCTCGGCCAGCTTGACGTTGAGCGTCTCGGCGTCGTGGCGCGAGTAGGCGAGGTGGCGCATCCAGTCGAGCAGCGCCAGGTGGTGCTGGTCGTCCAATTCGAACTCAACGCCCGGGCCGTCGACGGATGCTTTGGGCAGGCGGAACGTGCCGAGCTTGATGGTGACGGTCTCGCTGGGCGTGGGCCAGACGCGAACCTTGCCCTCGCTCTCGCCGGTGATCAGGTGGGTGACCTGGCCGGTGCGCTGGTCAAGCATCACGCCCGACTGCGCAGCTTTCTCGATCGACATGATCTCCACCGGCCGGCCGTTGTCGGCGCGGCGCGCGTAGCGCAGCTTCAGAATGAGTGGGGAGAGCGTGAACAGCTCCACCCCGGGTGTGACAGCCAGCTGCGTGAACCCGCTGGTGGCATCCTCGATGCCTTCAGTCCAGCGGTGAAACCACTTGTGCGCCTCGTCCGCGTAGCGGTAGATGGCGGCGTCCGACCACAGGTACGGCTCCGCCATGTCCGACATCTCTTCGCGGAAGACCTGCAGCAGCTGGGTGCTGTCCATGTTCAGACAGCCTTGTCTTGGGAGAACTTCATCCAGGTGACGTCGCGCTCTTTGGCGTCAACAGCCCAGCCGAGTTCTTTGGACAGCGGTGCGAGCTGGGGCATGCCCGAGGCGGTGAAGCTCTCGCGCTTGTTGGCCAGGGACATCTTCTCGTAGGCAGCGAACAGAGCGGCTTCGCGCTCGGTGGCTGCGGTTGGCTCTTGTGGGCCGTCGCCTTTGGCGGGCTCAGGAATTTCTTCGGTGGGCATGATGCCGTTGGCGACCAGCTCCGCGTGCATCTGGGGCGGTGCGTAGGTGGGCTCACCTTTTTTGAACTCGACCGATCGGCCGGAGGTCGAGATGAACGTCAGATCGCGGTGGGCGACGTATTCCATGGTTTTCTCCTGGTGGTTGAGAAGAACGGGCCGAGTGGCCCGTTCTGGTGGCTACGACGATCAGGTGATCTGGATCTCGTTGGTGCGGCCATCAATCGTGTACTGGACACGGATGCGGGCCTTGCCGGCGGTGGCCGTGGCGGTCAGGCCAGCGGTTGTCATGCGCAGGTTCTGACCGTTGTTGGCCACCAGCGGGGTGGTGAGCGCCAGCGCCGTACGCGAACCCGCAGTGGCCGCGTCCAGGTCGAACGCAGCGAGCAGCGCGCCGGTGGCGCCCGCAATGCCAACGTTCAGCGTGGCGCCAGCGCCGATACCAGCGAAGGCGGTCTCCACGATGACTTCGCCGCCGATGATCACGGCGCCCACGGGCATCGGGATGCAGTCGAAGACGACGCCGGTGCCAGCGTTCAGGCCCTGCTCACCGGGGTCGGTGGAGTTGGCTGCGGTAGAGCCGAAGGTCTTCTTCGTGCCGTCGACGGTGTCGACGACCCACTCGTTGAAGTTGAAGACAAACTCGGCGACCAGTGGGTACTGGGCGGTACGGGATGCAAGATTTTTCATGGGGTTCTTTCAGAGATTGGTCCGGGCGTTTGCGCCGTGGACATTACGAGCGACGGAGTCGTACGCTTGCGCAGCTTCGGCAGCTGTCGCGAAGCGTTTCTTGAGGTGAGTGACCCCCTGGTGCGAGAGTTGCGCCATCCACTTCCCGCGTGCGCTATCGAAGGTCACGCCTTTGAACCCCGAGGGGTTCGAGCGGCTGACTTGACGGCGCGTGATGGGGTCATGGCTGGTCAACGGGGACGCGGGCAAGGACAGGTTGTTCTGGTACGAGAACTCCCCGAACGCTTTGATGGCTGCGGCGTTGTAGGCCGCAGCCGCTTGCAGGTCGGTGTCGAAACGGCCCAAGTAGGCTGTCTTGCCACCGACTGCAATCTTTGCGTTCCAGAACCCCCTACCGTCTGGCCTGCGCTGCCACGTCACCCCTTTGAAGGGCGACAGGCCGCGTACAACCTGGCGGTTGGCTTGATTCTGTGAGTTCGTGCAAAGCCGCAGATTTACCCTGCGGTTGTCCAGTCTGTCGCCGTTGACGTGGTCGACCATGACGCCGTTTGGAGCACTGGTGAGCAAGCGGTGCATGCGCCCGAGCTTGCGGTTGAACGCATACCCGTCGCTAACGCACCAATTTGCTCCCAGTTCCACCAGCATCTTGAAGTCCTCGTCATCGACTAAGGCCACTTTGCCCTTCGTCAGAATTACCTCTTTCGCCATAGTCTAGCTCCTATCTAAATTAGAGCTTAGACTATAGCATACCCCTGCTCTATTGAGCCACGTAGCAGCTGATGACGCCGAAGTCTTCGACGGCGTTGCCTTCGTAGATGTTGCCGAACTTGGGCTTCAGGAAGCCCAGGATCTTGCCGATGGCGATGGCCTGGGAGTTCTTGAAGTCGAACTCTTCCTCGTTCCACTCGGGGGCACCCAGGTCGGCCATGCCGAGCGCTTGCGCACCGCAGAACAGCACCTGGCAACCGTCCACCGTGCCGGAGGCGCCGTACTTGCCGGTGGCCACGCCAGAGGTGTTCGGGACGTGGCGGAACTCGTGCAGGTAGATGCCGTCGATCTTCACGCTGTCGCCGGAGTACAGCTTGTCGTTGACGCTGGTGCTCTGGCTGTGGCGCAGGTTCAGGTTGTAGTCCGGGTCCTGCTTCAGCTTGGCCATGGCCTGCGGGGTCAAGAAGGCGTGGTACGTCTCCTGACCGCCTTCGCCACCGACGCCACGGATGTAGCGGTCCTTGGCATAGGCCTTCAGCTGCACAAACATCTTCCAGCCGGGGAAGTCGGTGGCGGTCACAGCAGCGGAGGTGTTGCCACCGGTCTGGCTGGAGCGCAGCACGCCGGCGGTGGAGTCCCAGCGCGTCATGCGGCGGGTCGACGGGGCGCTGACGTCAGCAGCAAACTCGAGGTGGCGCAAGTCCGAGCCAACGCGCGCCGCGCCGCTGGGCTTGAACTGGTATCCGATGCCAGCCAGCGTCTGGAACGCCATCTGGTCGATACGGTCTGCCAGCCAGTAGCTCAGCACGTTCTTGGAGTTGTCGCGGAAGCTGATGATCGACTTCTGGTCGGCCATCTTGCCCTCGTGGCGGTTGGCGTGGCGCAGCTGGTCGATGCGGATGACCTGCTCAAACGTCTGCATGCCTTCCTCGTTGCCCACCAGGGTGCGGTCGCCGGCCACGCCGTCGCCCTGCAGGTCGGCCAGCAAGGTGATCACCGCGCGGGCGCCCTTTTCCGACGTCTTCAAGGAGGTGATGTGCTGGATCATCGAGTTCGTGCCCGAACCCAAGAACTTGTTGATGAACGACTGGTTGCGTGCGTTCTTCCATAAATCCATGCTCCAAATGGTCTTTTGTTCATTTGTGAGCAGGCCAAAGTTGGTGAGTGCCATACGGCTCTCCTTCATAAAAACAGATGTACAAATTGGCTTTCGCCGCCTTGTCATGTGTCGTCATGACCAACGAAGGGTGGGTAATGTCTATCGGGTTACCAGTCCGTAGTGCGATTCTAACTTGGATCTTAGACGGATGCGCGCGCCACAGGCTGAAAAGTGTGGTATCGCGCCTTGGCTACTGCCTGCGCGTCTTTGGCGGCTGTAAGGTCGGCAAAATAACCGACATGGTGGTGCGTCCCGCGCACTGTCACCCGTACACGCCAGCGGTCTCCCACCCGGCACACCCCGGGCACGCCGCTCGAGTTGTCTTTGCGCACGCTCATGTTCTGGTTGTTCTCAGCCCGGTCTGCCGCCCGTAGATTGGTCCAGACGTTGCTCCGTCTGTTCCCGTCGCGGTGGTCGATGTCAGCAGGCGGGAATGCACCGGTCATGTAGAGCCAAGCCAAGCGATGGAGCATGTAGTTCTTGCCTTGAACCATCGCTGACTGGTACCCAGAAATATGTGCGGACCCGACTGACCCGCCGGATTTACGTCCTCTGCCATCCGTGCCCGGAAGGCGTGTAAACACCCCAGTCTCGGGGTCGTAAGACATCAGGCTCTTCAGTTCGGCTTGGGTGATCATTGTGTTCCTTCATCAAGGTCATCTGGAGAAGTTACCGACGGCGCTGATGAGGCGCTTTTCAGGCTGCAGGCCCTAGTCGGCGGTCTAGTCTAACTTAGAACGGTGGAAGACCGGCAAAAAAAGCCCCGGCTCCATTTCTGGGGGCGGGGCTCAAAACGGGGCTTGCACCCGTCAAGGAGACAACTGGGGTTTACAGCTCGTCGCCGCGCAGCTTGGACAACATCTCGTCGGACAGGGCGGCGAACTCGCGCTGGCTCATGGCCATCACTGCTGCGGCGGAGGACTCGCCCCCGCCCAGCTTGTCGCTGTCCAGCCCGGTGTTCAGGCTCGCAGGGGTCGCCTTCACGGCGGCTGCGGTGCGCACGGCGGCGTCTTTCTTGCGCTCTGCGGCCACGTCTTTGTCGCTCACGCGCGGCGTGGTGTCCACCGCCGCCACCTGGCGCGCGGTGCGGGGCTCGACAATCAGCTTGACGGCTTTCTGGAGGGCATCTGTGGGGCTCATGCCGCGCGACTGGTACGCGGCCTTCAGGTCCAGCACCTCGGCTTCGGCCTCAGCGTCGTAGGCTTCGTGATCGGGGTTCAGGGACGGGAAGCTGGTCTCGATGCGCTCCAGCACGGTCGTGTAGCGCACGCGCTCGGCCGCACGGATCTCTGCGGCCTGGATCTTCATGTCGCTCTTGGCTTCGGCCATGGTGCGCTCGTCTTTGCGGATCAGCGCCATGATGGCGGTGGCCTTGTCCACCTCGCCGTCGGCCAGGAACGACGCGTAGTCCTTCTCCAGCTTGATGATGTTCGACTCCAGCGAGGTGATCTCGGTGTTCACCTCAGCGATCTCGTCGCCCTTCTTGAACTGGGCCAGCTGGCGCTCCAGGTCGGCGCGCTTGTCGCGTTCCTTCTGCAGCACCGCTTCGTGGCGGCTCAGGGGGATGCGGGAGTCCTTTTTCTTGTCTTTGTCGGCGGATGCGTCATCCGCGTCATCGGGGTCGCCAGCGCCCAGCTGAGCGGCCAGGGCCTTGTCTTCAGCGGTGGGCGCCACGGGGGCTGCGGGCGCGGCTGGAGGCGCTACAGGCGCTACAGGCGGGATGAACTCGTCGCCACGGTCAACCGGGCCACCGCCGCCGGAGGCGTCGTCGAGGTTATGGAGGCGGAAGGTTTTGCGTGGGTTCATTGTGGGTCTACCTTAGAGTTAAGACTTCGACGTGGGCAACCGGGACCGGTTGGCAACCTGCGCCGTCGACGGGGGTTTCGCTGCCACTGCGGCGGCGTCTCGTACAGCCTGGACACGCTCGTCCATGCGTTTCTGGGCCATGTCGTTCTGCTGCATGGCCATCTTGTCCTCGCTCTCGCGGGTCTTGCGGCCGTGCTCCATCATGTCCATGCGCTGCTTGTGCGCCAGGGTGCGCTCTTCGATGTCGGCCTTGTGCTCGGCCTCGGCCATCTCGATTTCGGGGTTCTTGCCACCACCGGTGCCGCCTGGGGGCTCGATCGGGGTGTTGGCCAGCACCTGGGCCTTGACCGTGGTTTCCTGCGTCTTGGCCTGCTTCAGGCCGGCGTCAGCCTGCTTCTGGCCAGCCTCTGCCTCGGCCTTGGCCACTTCAGCGGCCTGCCCGCGCTGCTGCAGCTCTTTCGCAGCCATCGCCTCTGGGCTGGTCTGGTCGCCTGCCATCTGGCGGATGATGTCCTTCTTGTTCACGAGGCGGCTGGAGTCGATCAGGATGCTGTCTGGCAGCATGATGCCGGCCTCGCGCATGGCCATGGCCTGCTCGAACTGGCTGTCCTCCATCGTCTCGCGGCGCGGCACCGAGCTGACCACCACGGCGTACTCGCCCAGCGTCAGGTCGTTCAGGATGGCCTGATACGGCGCCTCTTCCGGCTCCTCGCCGGTCTCTTCCTGGGGGTTGGGCTGGTTGATCGAGAACGTCTCGCTCTGGCCGGTGGCCTGGTCGTGGGTGATCGTGATCAGGCGCTCTTCGCTGTAGAACTCCTGCACCAGGCACAGGACGTTGCGAGCAATGAAGAAGTCAGTGCGCACTAAGTTGTCCAGGGGCTTGACCAGGTTCGTGCTGCCGGCCTGGCGCTTGGCCTGGATGGCTTTAGCGGCCACGTCAGCGCGATCCATGCCCTGCATGGAGTCAGATACCCCGGAGATGCTTTTGATGCTCTCCTCGGCCTTGTAGCTGATCCTGTCGAGGCCTTGGGGCACCTGGTTGGGGGTCAGCTTCTCGATGTTGGTGATTTCGTCGACCTCGACCACCAGACCGGTCTGCGCGCCCTTCTGCTCCAGCTCGGCGGTGGTCATGTTGCGCAGCGCGCCGGACTTGACCTTGTAGCCCGAGTTGGCCGTGGTGTTGACCACGTGCAGCTCCTGGCTGGTGACCTTGTTCAGCAGCTCCTGCGGCCCCAGCAGGTTCTCGACCAGGCCCAGGGTGTGCCCGTGGCGGAAGTGCGGGAAGTACGGCACCACGGTGAAGTGCTTGTACGGGCTCCAGTCGTCGTGCAGCACGACGTTGTCGGCCACCACGGTCCAGCGGATGCGCCGCACGACCTTGGACACGATGGTGAAGCCGAAGGTCTCGACGAAATAGGCGATCTTCGCTTGATCGAAGCCATCGGGCACCGGGCGCATGTCGCCGGTGGCTGGGCTCAGAAAGAACTTCTGGCGGTGCAGCTGGCGGTACTGCCGGTCGATCACGCGGATGTTGCGCACGACGTCGGTCTGGTCAGAGCCGGTGTTGTAGGCCGCTGTGTCGGCAGTGCCGAAGCGGTCGCGGCTTGACTGCACGCTGTCGTAGCCGTACGGGAACGAGTCGGCGCTGCCTCGGCGCAGCAGATCGGCGTCGGCCTTGGTGTAGAGCACCGCGATGTCGTCGGCGGTCATCCACTTCGTCGTGAACACCTCGCTCCAGGTGTCGGGGTCGT